GACAGGTATCATGGCTGCTTGGGCTGGAAAGAATGGATATACTTTAAGCACAAACAACTTACCTGGTCTTGCCAAGGAATTTGTTAGAACAACTGGATCTACAGGAGATATAACCAGAGGTGCTGTAGCATATTATCCTACTAATAGTATTGATGATAGGAGATTAATTGATAATCCATTTGAAACTTCCAATGGATCTGCTTTCCTTATTATAAAATTTGATCCAGCTGACGCATCACATTTTCTCAATAATGTTGGTAAGAAATGCCAGTTAAGAACTTCTGGGTCAACGGGTAGTTTGACAGTTGGTGGTATTGACATTGCTGCATTATCACAAAGTGGATGGTTAACTATTCAAGCAGAAAGTGCTGTTAATAATACTATCACTGTACAAAATAGTTCTAATGCTACTGCAGGTACTACAGGTGGTGGTAGTGGAAACTACTTGGCATTGATAGATCCTGAATCAAAAACTCATGAAAGTATTGATGGTGTTGTTTCTACATCTACTCAATTAAGATCTCAGACAGATACACAAGAAGCTGCGGGTAGTGGTACATATAGTAATGTAATATACTATCCAGTAGATAGTGGAGTTGATTTCAAATATGATGCAACTGGTTCTTCGATAACCACAAAACGTGGTATCTTTTTCCCATATGTTGACACTAGCGTTACTTGGACAACTGCGTCTGGTGCAATAGCAACGTATGCTAATGGTGCTAGTGTAAGTGTCGATCTTGGATTATCGGGACAAACTTTTGCAAGTGAACCAACTTTTGAACAGTATACATTAAGTGGTGATTCTATTGCTGCATCTGGATTAGGTTTAGATACATCAACAGGTCTTTTAAGTGGAACAGTAACTTCAGATTATCTAGATACAACATTTAACTTTACTGTTACTGAAAATATAACAGGAAATTCAAGGTCATATTCGTTCACAACAACAGGAACTGGTGTTCTTGTTACTGTAACTGGACAACCAAGCAATCAAAGTGTTGAAGCAGGTTCTAGTAATACTGCTACATTTGGTCCTGTTGCAGGTACAAGTTCTGATGGATCTACAATTACATTCCAATGGGAAGTATCAACAAATGGTGGTGTAGGTTGGTCACCCGTATCTAATGGTGGTGGATATAGTGGAGCAGCTACAAACACATTAACTGTAGATGATGATTTTACCAAGAACAGTTATCAATATCGTTGTCAGTTAGATACAAGTACTGCGGTAACTCCATCATATACTAATGCTGTTACACTAACAGTATTCAGAGTTATTACTATAAGTAATCAACCAACAAATTCTAACCCTATAGCACCTGCAACTGCATCCTTTACTGTTGCTGCAAGTACTTTAGATACTGCTACTATCAGTTATCAATGGCAAAAGTCTGAAAATAATGATGGTATCAATTTTTCAAATATAGGTGGTGCTACTAGTGCAACATATAATACTGGATCTACAACTTATGACAATGATTATGGTGACTACTACCAATGCGTCTTATCTGCTGTTGGTGCATCAAATGTAACTAGTAGTATTGCAAGAGCATTCATACAAAGAACTATCAATATTACAGCACAACCAACTAACACAACTGGTGCTGTTGGTGGAACCGTATCATTTGGTGTTTCTGCTACTACATCTGATTCTGATCCTGGTGATATTACATTCCAATGGCAAGTATCTATTACAGGTGGTGCTTCATGGTCTAATGTATCTACAGGTTCTGGTGGTACTACATCAACGTATACTACTGCTACATTAAGTACAACAGAAGATGAATATCAATATCGTTGTTTACTTTCAGCACCTGGTGCAACTACTATACCATCTAATGCTGCTACATTACAGATTGAAACTGTAACTGTTGTTGTATCATCTCAACCAACACCTCAAACAGTTAATGAAACACAAACTGCGACCTTTACTTGTTTGGGTGGAGTTACAATGTCACCTGTTGGAGGTAACGCTGCATCATCTTCTTTCGATGTTGAATCTTTTGACACACCTACTGGTGGTGGAGGTGGAGGATTTGAAGGTCAATCTTCACATGAACCTTCAGTAACATACCAGTGGGAAAAATCAGATAACGGTGGTGTTAACTGGAGTACAATTGGTGGTGCAACTTCAGCATCTTATACAACTGGTGGATTGACATATGCTGTTGATCACGATGATCAATATCGTTGTATTATAAATGCAGTTGGTGCATCCACTCCAGCTACAACAAACGCTGTAACTCTTACAGTTTTAAGAACATTCTCTATTACAGCAGACCCATCAAACGCAACTGCTAATGAAGGTGGTACTGCAACATTTGCGGTAACTGCATCCACAAGTAGTGGCACACCAACTTATCAGTGGGAAAGATCTGATGATGGAGGAAGTAACTATGCTCCTGTGGGAGGTGCAACAAGTGTATCATACACGACACCAACTTTAGTATATGCATCTGATGGTGATGATCGTTACCGTTGTGTTGTTTCTTTGGTTGGATCTGCTGCACCCATAACTTCTAACTTTGCAGTATTAACTGTTTTACGTGTTATCAGTATTCAAACTCAACCACAGTCACAAGCTGTTATTGAGGGTGGCACTGCAACATTTAATATTGGAGCATCAATAACCAGTGATGTAATATCATACCAGTGGCAGAAATCAACTAATAGTGGTGTAAACTTTAGTGCTATTGCTGGTGCAAATTCAGCAACGTATACTACACCTGCAACAACTTATCCAACAACTCCATCAGAACAATTCCGTTGTGTATTATCTAATGCAGCTGCTACATCAGTTACGTCAGATGCTGCTACATTAACTGTTAATGAATCTGAATTTGTATCAGCACCAGCATCAGTAACACCATTTATTGATACTGATACTAGCAAAACTCTTTCAAGACAACCAGTAATTACCACATCAGCATTTGTTCAAGAGTATGCAAATCAAACACACTTCTCTACTTTCTGGAGAATCAGAAGAGTTGCAGACAACGTAACTGTATATGATACATCTAGTACATTTGTAAATGGTGATACTGGTAATCTAACATCCTTTACTGTACCATCTGGTGTTCTAGATTTTGATATTACTTATTCTGTACAGGTTAAGTTTAGAGATAACAATGGATTAGAAAGTTCATATACAGCAGCAGTAAGTTTCTCTACTCCTCTTGTTGACCAACCAGATATCCAAACAATAACACCTGCCTTTAACCCAACGATTAATGTTGATCCTATTGCGATGAAGACTGGATATCAGCATTCATCTAGTGATTGGCAGTTCTCACCTACAAATACATTTGCAACTATTGTTCACCAATCTCTTGGTAACTCAACAAA